CGTAGTATCCACCGACAAGGAACTTGTAATCGAATAGCGGTATGGAAAGGTACAACTGGGAAACACGCTTCGAGACAGCGGATAGCTTGATGATCCACACCATGCCCGGCGGTCGGGTTGAAGTAATCGCAAACCTCAAAACGGGTGTTGTGGAAGTAAAGCAGGACGGAAATGTGGTAGAGACACACGAGGGCTTCTACCTGTCCGAATACACGGAATTTTTGCAGGGCGTAGCCGACAAGGCGGCGAAACTCTGCGCAGTCAATAACAAATAAATTCAACGCAACATGAACAATCCAAATCAAGCCCCTGCACAGCAGGGCAACGGTCAGACGACCGCAGTAACGGAACGCAGAGTGAACCCGAAAGTGGAACTGCTTAAAAGCGTTCTTCATGCTCCGTCCATTCAGGAGCAGTTCGCAAATGTCCTGAAAGACCATAAGGACGCATTCGTGACCTCAATCATCGACCTTTACAACAGCGACAGCCAGCTGCAAGCCTGCAACCCCAATCAGGTGGTTGCAGAGGCTCTGAAAGCAGCCACGATGAACCTGCCGATAAACAGGGCTTTGGGCTTTGCCTATATCGTGGTATTCAACAACAACGTGAAGCAGCCTGACGGGACATGGGTAAAAGTACCTACACCGACATTCGTACCCGGTTACAAAGGCTATATCCAGCTCGCAATGCGCACGGGGCAGTACCGCACAATCAACGCAGACTTGGTATATGAGGGAGAGGTGCGCAAGGTAAACAAGCTGACCGGAGAAATCGCCTTTGACGGCGAAAGGACATCGGACAAGGTTTCTGGTTACTTCTGCTACTTCGAGCTGCTGAACGGCTTTGCAAAGACGCTCTACATGACTGTCCACGACATGGCATCATACGCCAAACGCTACTCCCCGTCCGTGAAGAAAGAGACTACCATAGAGCAGCTGGAGAAGCTTGCCAACACATCGGTAGTGAGCAAGAAAGTCGGCTGGGAGGGTAACTTCAACGACATGGCATTGAAGACCGTAATCAGGCGGCTGCTCTCGAAGTACGGCTACCTGTCAATCGAGATGCAGGGTGCTATGGCCGCTGACGACGACACGATGAGCAACCGGGACATGGTGCTTGACGGGGCGAACGCACAGGTAATCAACATCGACACCACGTTTGAGCCTGTCAATCCAGCTCCGGCGCAGTCTCCGGCATCCGCTCCGGCTGCGAGTGAAGAACCTGCAGATGGTCCGGGATATTAATCAATCATGGAGGGTTGAGCTATGAGACTGAATGTTCTTGGGAGTGACAGCAACGGCAACTGCTACGTATTGCAGACCGATAAGGAGGCCTTAATCATCGAGGCAGGGGTACGCTTCTCCGAAGTGAAGAAAATCCTGAAATGGCAGCTTTCAAAGGTTGTCGGGGCTGTCATTACCCATGAGCACAACGACCATGCGAAATATATCAGGGATTTTGTCTCAAACGGCATCACGGTACTCGCTCTCCCGTCCGTGTTCAAGGCTAAAGGCATCGACTCGCTGTCATTCAGAAAAGAGATTGAACCCATGCACGGCTACATTGTGGGAGGCTTCAAGGTCTTTGCAATGCCCGTCTGCCACGATGTGCCGTGCGTGGGCTTCATCATAGAACATGAGGATATGGGGCGTATGCTTTTCGTGACTGACACGATGATGCTCGAATACAGAGTACCGGGACTGAACCACATCCTGCTGGAAGCCAACTATGCGGAAGACATCTTGGATGCGAAGATAGAGGCCGGATCTGTGCCGCTGTCAATGAAGCCGAGACTGATACACTCGCACATGGAGATTGAGACGACCAAAGGGATATTGAGGGCAAACGACCTGTCGGGAGTGAACGAGATAATCCTGATACACCTCTCTAACGGCAACAGCGATGAAAGGCGGTTTGTCCGTGAGGTACAGGAGACATCGGGAAAGCCCGTATATGCAGCGGTCGCAGGGCTGGAGCTTAACCTTTCAATAAATCCATACTGACATGCTACACGGTTTTGAGAACGAGACACGTCCGTTGAACGGCTACGAGAAAAGCACCCTGCTGCCGATAATCGTAAGGGGGTTGGCGAACAGGACAGGTGCGGCGAATGCAGTAAGCAACGGCCACATCTGCATATCACTCCGCAACAAGGGTTACAAGGTTACGGAGGTACGGATTAGGAAAATCATCAACCACATACGCACGCACGGTCTGGTAGCATGCCTTATCGCTTCGGGAAAGGGCTATTACAGGGCTGAAAGCCGTCAGGAGGTTGTGGACTACATCGAAAGCCTGAAAGGGCGTGAGAACGCAATTAAAGCCGTGCGTATGGCATTGGAGAAACAGATTGGTCAGGGGATATGATTTTACAGGTAATCAAGAAAGGCGGACGGTTTGACCTGCGTAGGGTTTACGAGGCTTTCAGGGGATGCGCTGACGGTATATATATGCTGACCGTGAAGCGTGTCCGGGGAAACCGGAGCAACGACCAGAACGCATGGCTTTGGGGATGCGTCTATCCTATCCTGCTCGATGCGCTGATAGATGCCGGATGGGACGACTTCACCAACACAGAGCAGGTGCATGAGTTCTGCAAATCGAAGTTCACAAAGGAGAGTTCCGTAAACAAACAGACAGGCGAGGTTGTGGAGTTTCCCCACTCTACCGCCACGATGGACACGGTGACATTCTCGGCCTATGTGGAGAACGTGAGGGATTTCGCCCGTGAGTTCCTGAATACCGAAATACCTGACCCCGACAAAGAATGGAGAAAGAAACAATCAAACAGAAAGAATTATGAACATCAAAATTTCAGTAACAATGAGTGAAGTAAAGATTTCAAAAGAGAACCTTATCAAGAGCTACAACGAAGCGGATAAGGCAACGAAAAAGACGCTTGAAGCCATATTCGGAAAGGATATGTTCCAGCCGAAAAACATCATGGCCCGTGTAAGGACATTCAACGATGCTTGCCGTGAACTTGGAGACGAGCATCCGTTCGTTAAAGAATGGCATTTAGGCGAAAACCTGTCACCGAACCTTGAAGCGTATCTCCAGCTTCGGATTGTCGTTGCCGCTCTCAATGAGGGCTGGGAGCCACAGTTTACCAAAGACGAGGTAAGGTGGTATCCTTGGTTTTGGCTCTATACTCAAAAGGAGCTTGACGAGATGAGCGTAGACGAAAAGAGAGAACGCCGTATGATGGACGTACGGGGTAGAGTTTCAGAGCACTATGCGGGCTTCGGCTATGCGTACTCGCGTATCGCCCCCTCGTCTGCGAATGCGTACTTCGGCTCTCGCCTTTGCTTAAAGAGCGAAGAACTCGCCACGTATTGCGGCAAACAGTTTATAGACCTTTGGTCGTACTTCAATCTTGGCTAACCCCAAAAATTTCACACAATGGAAAAAGTATTATTCGCAGACCTGTCCGAAAAGGAACGGATACAGATGCTCTCCGACAATGCGGACACGGTGGAGGAAGTAGGCTACATGAAAGCCTTTACTCCTGACGAAATGGAGGAAATGAAAGACCGCCTTTCAAAGATTGTCATCGACATCAACGACATTGACGAGGAGAAGAAAGCGGCGAATGATGAGTTCAAGCTGCGGAAGAAGCCGCTTGAGACCGAAAAGCAGGAGCTTCTTGCCAACATTAAGAGCAAGTCGGAATACGTGGTAGAGGACTGCTTCAAGATTATCGACCAGAACGAGCAGATGGTGGGCTTCTACAACAAGCAGGGCGTTCTTGTGGACTGCCGTCCGATACGCCCGGATGAGAGAAACATGACAATCTTTCAGGCATTGAGAACAGAAGCCCCGAAAGGGAAAACAGGTACTAACGATTAAATCAGGAAATTATGCAACCAAAAGATTTGAACATCACAGTAGAGAACGGAATAAAGACGTTAGAGGTGCTTACGGGTGCCGCTCTTGAACCGAAAGAACCCCAACAGGTAGTAATCTTCGGAACGCTCGATGCGCCCCTGAAATGGCTTGAAAAGCGCATTACGGAGATTGAGCAGAAGAAAGCATTTGTTGCGGTGGATCGTGAGGAGATGAGCATACAGCTCGTTATTGACGAGAATAACCACTACCGCACGGAAATCAAGGGACAGCTCCAGCTGCACCCCGTATTCCTGAAATTCGGCATCAATCAGGGACAGTACCGCACCCCTATCGAGATGTCGGAGTTCATCAAGATGAACCGCTCGTATTTCGACAACAAGCAGACAGCAATGGAGCTTGTCTCCCTGCTCCGTAACTTCAGGGCGAAAGTGAACAAGGATGTGGAGGCCGAAGTGGACTTGCGCAAGGGGGACAAACGGCTGCTTCTCGCACAGAAAATTGAGAGTAACCTGCCGGAAGCGTTCACAATCAAAGTCCCGATTTTCAAGGGCGGAAAGCCTGTTGAAATCGAATGTGAGACCTACTTCAATCCAGACGACCTGACCTGTACGCTCGTATCGCCGGAAGCAAACGACATGACCGAACAGACCAAAGACGGTGCGATTGATACGGTAATCGATGGAATACGCAAAGTCGCACCCGATATCGCAGTTCTTGAAGTCTGATGAATGTAGTACGATGCCCCTTCCTCTTTTGGAGGGGGCTTCTAAAGACTGTGATAATGGCACGTAGAAACTCACCATTCCTGCCCCTGTATGTGGACGCATTCATGTCGGACGAACGTCTTGCGGAATGCTCTGCAAGGGCTCACGGTGTCTACATTCGTATCATGTGCCTGATGCACAAGTCGGTCGAGTATGGGAAAATCGCTCTCTCTGAAAAGGATTTGGAGGAGGTCACGGATGAGGACAGCCTGATAGTGAAGTTCGCTTTGAAGCTGTCAAGACATCTTCCTTTCGGACAGGAGGAAATCGAGATGGGACTTCGGGAGCTTATCGAGAATGAATGCCTGTATATCGATGGGAGCACGCTCTGCCAAAAGAGGATGATCCGGGACGGTTCTTTGAGCGAGAGACGGGCAACCGCCGGGCAAAAGGGAATGGCAAGGCGGTATTCGCAGTCAAACGAGATACCGCAGCCTGAACCCGGGCAGAAGCCCGAAGAACCGGAGCAAGAACATGCTCCTGAACCGAAACCGAAAAAGACGAAACCTGCTGTCGAGAAGAAGCAGTACGCCGAATTTGTCAGAATGACGGAAGCGGAATACGCAAAGCTCGTGAACAGCCACGGGGAGGACGGTGCAAGGGAACTCGTAGAGATACTCGACAACTACAAGGCATCATCAGGCAAGCGGTACAAGAACGATTACCGTGCGATACTGAGCTGGTGCGTGGATAAATATCTGAAACGAAACAACAACCTGTATGGAAGCACAAAAGATAAACTCAATAATGCTCCAGCTGCAAAAGCAATGGAACGTAACTATGAGGAGGGATTTTGACGACCTGACCGATGAGGCGGTATTCAAGCAGCACGGCAACCTGCTGTGTACCTGTGGTAATGTGGTGCTTGCCAAGCAGTTCAAAAGGTTTGTAATCGACGACAACAACCGGGACATCATACATTTTATGCTCTACTACTTCAACAACTGCAAGAAAGCGGAGGATGTGTTCCCGGGCAAGGGCTACACGATACACAAGAACCTGATGATATGCGGAGAAGTCGGTGTAGGAAAGACGATGCTCATGCAGGTATTCGCCGACTACCTCAAAAGGACGGGAAACCCGAACGCCTTTGTGAACCTGTCGGTAACGCAGATGATAAACTACTATAAGATGCACAACCATCTCGACAAGTACACCTACAACGAGGACGGTACGCAGTCATTCGAGGGAAAGCCGTTCAACGTCTGCCTCAATGACGTAGGGTTACAGACTCATCTGCACTTCGGGACGGATACGAAAGTCCTTGTAACGGACTTTTTCCACGCAAGAAACGAGATTTGGGCGCAGCAGGGAAAGTTCGCCCACATAACTACCAACCTGACGGCATCGGAGCTAAAGGAATACTTTGCGGACGGTTACGGACGGCTGGAGGACAGATTTAAGACCTACAACGTGATACACCTGAAAGGGAAGTCACGCAGGTAGAACATTCAACGCAACGAATAATATGTATCAGTTAAGAGACTATCAGAAAAAAGCGAGCGATGCTGCAACGGCATTCTTCCAGGACAGGAGCAGCAACAAGAACGCTATCATAGTGTTGCCGACAGGAAGCGGCAAGAGCCTTGTGATAGCCGACATTGCAGCCCGGCTGGACGCTCCTACACTCATATTCCAACCAAGCAAGGAGATTTTGGAACAGAACTATGCCAAACTTCAATCATACGGCATCTGGGACTGCTCCGTGTATTCGGCATCGTTCAACAGCAAGGAAATACGCCGGATCACTTTCGCCACTATAGGCAGCGTAAAGAGCAATCCGCAACTGTTCCGTGCATTCCGATATGTAATCATAGACGAGTGCCATTTGGTAAACCCGAAAGAGGGTATGTATAAAGACTTCCTGACAGCCATAAAGTGCAAGGTTTTGGGACTTACCGCCACGCCTTACAGGCTGTATTCGAGCCTTGACTTCGGCTCTATGCTGAAATTCATAACGAGGACACGGCCATGTGTGTTTTCAAGCGTACTGTACCACGTACAGATAGGCGAACTCTCGGAACGGGGCTACCTGTCGCCGATGAGGTATTTCCAGCTCAGTCCGCTTGACATGAAGAAGCTGCGGTACAATACCACAGGTGCGGACTACTCCGAGAAGTCGGTGCTTACGGAGTATAAACGTGTGAACTTCTACCAGCACCTGTGCAACATCATCGAGCGGCTTCTGAAAGTGAACAGACGGGGCATATTGGTATTTACCCGTTTCCTGAAAGAGGCTGAACGGCTTGAAAAGACATTCGGATGCTGTGCCATTGTGTCCGGCTCCACTCCGAAATCAGAGCGTGAGCAGATACTTGAAAAGTTCAAGGCCGGGGACATAAAGGTCGTAGCGAACGTGGGGGTGCTCACAACAGGCTTCGATTATCCCGAACTCGATACGGTCGTTCTCGCTCGTCCCACGATGAGCCTGTCGCTCTACTATCAGATGATAGGCCGTGCGATAAGACCGCACAAGGACAAGCCGGAATCGTGGGTAGTGGACTTATGCAACAATTACCACCGCTTCGGTCATGTTGAAGACCTGAAGCTGACAGAACCGCAAAAGGGGCTGTATCAGATAGAGAGCAAAGGCAAGGCATTGACAAACGTGTACTTCTAAAATCGGAAACAACATGAAACCATATATCGAATTTCTCAAAGACAAGATGGCAATAAGCCATAATACGGGCTTCGAGGTCAGTACGGATGAGCTGACACCAAATCTATATCCTCACGTCAAAGATACCGTGAGATGGGCTGTAAAGGGCGGTTGCAGGGCTGTATTCAGCAGCTTCGGTATGCAGAAGACCGTAACCCAGCTTGAAATACTCCGCATAATCCTGAAGCATAAGGGCGGCAAGGGGCTGGTAGTATGCCCGAAACGTGTAGTGATAGAGTTTCTGCATCAGGCAAAGGAACATCTCGGCATGGAAGTGACGTATGTACGTACCATGCAGGAGGTAACGGAATGCCCGACCGAAATAATGATAACCAACTACGAGCGTGTGCGTGACGGGGAGGACGGTGTGCGCATAGATCCGTCATACTTTACTGCAACGTCTTTGGACGAAGCGAGCGTGCTGCGTGGCTTCGGGACAAAGACCTATCAGGAGTTCCTGCCGCTGTTCCGCAGCGTACCGTACCGCTTTGTGGCGACCGCTACGCCGTCTCCGAACCGATACAAGGAGTTGATACATTATGCCGGTTATCTCGGCGTAATGGACACGGGACAGGCTCTTACGAGGTTTTTCCAAAGGGACAGCACAAAGGCGAACAACCTCACGCTCTATCCACACAAGGAAAAGGAGTTTTGGCTTTGGGTCAGCACTTGGGCATTGTTCCTGACGAAGCCGTCAGACTTGGGCTATCCCGATATCGGGTATGAGCTTCCGGAACTGCACGTGCATGAGGAAGTGGTAGATGTGGACAACTCCACACCCATGCAGGACAGGGACGGTCAGGCTATGATGTTCCGTTCGGCTGCTTTGAGCTTGCAGGATGCGGCACGTGAGCGCAGGGACTGTATGCCGTCAAAAATCGCCCGTGTGGTGGAGATTATCAACCGTCCAGAGAATAAGGACGACCATTTCCTTTTGTGGCACGACTTGGAGGCGGAGCGTATCGAACTGTGCAAAGCCATTCCCGGATGCAAGGCGGTCTATGGCTCGCAGGACGATGAGGAAGCGGACGAGATTATACAGGAGTTCAAGGACGGACGGCTGAAATACCTTGCCGCAAAGCCTGAAATGCTCGGAGAGGGCTTGAACTTCCAATACCATTGCCACAAGGCTATAATGTTCATCGACTACCGTTTCAACGACAAGTTTCAGGCGGTGGCACGCATACACCGTTTCATGCAGCAATACCCCGTTGAGCTGTATTTGGTGTATGCGGAAAGCGAACAGGAAATTTTTAAGTCATTCATGCAGAAGTGGGCACAGCATAACAACATGGTCGAGAACATGGCTAACATCATACGGGAGAACGGCCTGTTCGGTTTGCAGGCGGAGGAGAAGATGATGCGCTATATGTTCTCCAAGCGTGAAGAGCAGTCGGGCAAGATGTGGAGGGCGATAAACAACGACAACGTGCTGGAGTGTCAGAACATGCCGGAAAACTCGGTCGGTCTGATTGTGACCAGCATACCGTTCTCCAACCACTATGAGTACACGCCGACATACAACGACTTCGGGCATAATCAGGATAACGAGAAGTTCTTTGAACAGATGGACTATCTCACTCCCGAACTGATGCGGATTTTACAGCCCGGCAGACTTCTCTGTGTCCACGTGAAAGACCGTGTGCTGTTCGGCAACGCAACCGGGGACGGAATGCCTACCATAGACCCGTTTTCAGACATGGCCGTGTTCCACTACATGAAGCATGGCTTCAGGTATATGGGACGCATAACGGTCGATACAGACGTGGTAAGGGAGAATAACCAGACGTACCGCTTGGGCTATGGAGAAATGCGCAAGGACGGCTCGAAAATGGGCGTAGGGTGTCCCGAATACGTGCTTCTGTTCCGCAAGCTGCCTACCGATACCTCAAAGGCTTATGCGGATTGCCGTGTGGAGAAAAGCAAGGAGGACTATTCGCTTGCACGCTGGCAGATTGATGCGCACGCAAGCTGGAAATCTTCGGGCAACTCTCTTTTGAGTTTCGAGGACATGAAAGGCTTGGGAATAGACAAGATACGTTCCCTGTTCAGGAAATACGAGAGCGAGCATATCTACAACTATGAGGAGCATGTCGCCTTTGCGGAGGAGCTGGAGGCTTACGGCAAGCTGCCGAAGACATTCATGGCGGTTGATCCGGTAAGCAAAAAGGATTGGATATGGGACGATGTGGTAAGAATGCGCACCCTGAACACGAAGCAGTCGCAGAAGAAAAAGCAGAACCATATCTGTCCGTTGCAGCTTGACATAGTGGAAAGGCTCATCGAGCGTTACTCTAACAAGGGAGAAGTTGTTTTTGACCCGTTCGGGGGTATTCAGACTGTACCGTACTGCGCCGTGAAGATGGGACGTAGAGGTCTCTCTACCGAACTGAACTATGACTATTGGAGAGACGGTATTTCCTACCTGAAAGAGATTGAGCAGGAGGTTACCGCACCGACATTGTTTGACTTAATAGGAGCATAAATTATGGATAATTCAGAATACAAAGTTTGTGAGGTGTGCGGACAGGAAAAGCACATTTCGGAGTTCAGCAAATCATATCCACGCAGGTGCAAGGCTTGCGTGGCTGAACATACGAAAATGGTCAGGGAACGTGCCAAACAGGAACAAAACCGTTCCAAAAACACGGAAAGCCGTGCCGGAATGCAGAAAAATGAAATAGACTGGGAACAGCGGCGGTACGAAATAGCCAAAGAATGTGTCGCTGTATTTATACGCAATCCAATCACTATAGAGGACGCAGCAAAAGTAAGTGTTGAACAAGCTGATGCCCTTATCGCTGAATTGAAGAAAGGAGGTCAAAATGTATAGTTTACGTGAACGGCTTTTCATTCTCGACAGCAAGCATCAAAAGAAACGGAGCCGTCTTCAAGACATAAATCTGCGTGTCTTTTACGGTTGGGCCAAAACAAACAAAATCCGCAAGAAAGAGGCTATATCCGTAATCTTCGAGAATGACAGACAGAGCGAAGAAAGGACATTGAGGACTGTTGGGAAGTTTCAGGATACGGTTTACATACGCAAGCAGACGGATGGCGAAAAGCAAGATGCGGAACATTCCAACAGGATGTACACGGAGTATTCGGTATTCATGGACGACAAACGGATAAACGGCAGTTTGGAGACGGCTCTGCAGGTAAACAGGAACGCAGACCGCAAGAATGTGAGCAAGAAAGTTCTTGATGAAATAGAAGCCGAACTTCGTAGTGCTTACCTGATGGTTCATAGGGACTATAAAGATCCTGTACGGCAACTTGAACTGTTCACTTTAACCGATTAGGCAATGGCACAGGAACGTATAGATGACTTCATACAGCTGGCAAAGGACTATGCCAAGGCAGAAAAGGAGCTGGAGGTACAACATTGGGTATTCATCAGCATTGAGCGCACGGATGGAAGATGCAATTACGAACGCCTGTTCTGTTACGATTTGCCACGTGAAGTGTACGAGCGCAGACGGTGGGTAATCGAGTGGCGAAAGTCAAGGTTCGTATGCCAATACCCGAAAGGGAACGTCAGATACTACACGTGCTATTATGACAAGCGTTTGGGAACGGATGCTCGGTTGAACGAGGATTTGCGTCGGCTAATATCTGCAAAGGCACAGGTTACAAAGGTTCAGCGCAGGATTGAGGAATATGTAGCCTACAACCGGGCACATAACCTGTTCTTTGATGAGAATACCGACACGGATCTGCAGAAAGCCCGTGAGAAGCTCGCAACGAAGATAGCCAACGTACAGGCGGCAGAAGAAAGAATGAAATTAAAAATCAAACAAATACAGGAGGAAAAGAAATGATTACAAGAGAAGACATTAAAAATGCAGCAATGGAATTTGCACACAAGGCAAGAGAAACAGACTTCAATGCTTTTTCCAAAGGATTCTTCAACGGTGTGCGATGGCGTATAGACAGCGTATGGCACGACATGAAAAAGGAAGTTCCGCAGGTCTATGGGGAATACGAAAACAAGGTTGCGCCCTCAATCCCGTGTTTAGTGAAAGGGTATCTGTCCACAGGATACGGATATGGAGTTCGGTACTGGAATGTTGCCTATGAGGTTTGGGACGATGAGCAAGCAGATGATTACGAATGCGAAAAAGACAAGATAGAGTGCTGGGCATATCTTGACGACCTGTTACCAAATGCAGAAATGAGATGAAGCCACGAGAGTTTTACGACAAGGTAGTACAGATGCGCCGGATGCAGAAAGAATACTTCAAGACACGTTCATCAATCGCCCTCCAAAAGAGCAAGCAGCTGGAGAAAGAGGTGGACGATGAAATAGCCCGAGTAGAGGGCATTCTTGGGCGTTCAGAGAAGCAACCGCATCAGGGTAATATATTTGATTATCCGCATTACGATAATCCAATGCAGGGCAAATAAACAGTTAAAAATATAGGCAATGAATAAAATAGAATTTTATGCTGGAGAGAGTCTTGAACAGGCTTATCAAGACTTACAAAAGAACGCCCCATGCTATGGGGTATTTAATGATAAAACTCTTTACTCTACTGACACTATCGATGACATATTCATAAAAGTGACAGGGAAAAATAAATCTGAATTTGACGAACATGTCAGGGAAGAGCAAGAGCGTATTGCAAAGAAAGAAGCAGAATTTCAATCGAAGATACCGCAACTCATTGATGAATATCGACAGCGTGCAAGAGGTATCATACCGAAAGAACATCTTGAATATTGGGATAAGATTGTCCCAATCAGATTAAAAGACCTGTATCATGGAATGGAACTTAACTGCTGGCTTGAACTTATAGAGGTTCTCAATCAAAACGAAAAAAACAAGGAGTACAGGTTAAAGCGGTGTCTTGAAATGTTCAATGAACAAGGTCATAGTGGGATGAGCGCAAGTCTCGTATTTGCAGGACTGAAAAAATTTCATCCGCTTGGGGTCGAATTAGTAGAATACATCGAACAAAACTAAACCAATACGAAAATGAAGAAGAAAATCATTCTGACACTATCGAAACGCTTTCCCCTCTGCCATTCGAGGAAAGGAGAGCCTACCCACTTCAGGGAGAAACTGAACAACACGCTCAACGGCTGTCAGGAAACGGTATCGGAGCTTGACGGAACTGTTGTCAAGGGGCGCAAGATACACACCATCCGGGCAAACTTTGCAAGGTGGAAGCATAATATCAGCAAGATTGATGGCGGAGGGTTCTACCTTTCCGTCCGTCAATGGAGCGCACGCCCCTACAACTCGCCACAGGAGGAAATCTTCCAGATACACGGCAACGGTATCGGATGCCAGCGTATAACCATGTCATACGAGCCTGATACGAAAACGCTCAAAGCGGCAATAGACGGCAAACAGGTTGCAAATGTAGAGCAACTTGCAGCGAATGACGGTTTGCCTTTGGAGGACTTCAAGGAGTGGTTTTTCGGCAAAGAGCCACAGGAAAAGAAGCTGTTTACGGGTATTGTGATACACTTTACGCCGTTCCGCTACGGCTCTGATACTAACAAGTCAGTAGAGGATAGTATAGTATAATATATAATATAAATACAAACATTATTAGTAGTACAATGGCTTCAATCAACAAGGCAACGATTATCGGATTTGTGGGGCAAGAGCCGAAAGTGGACACCCTGCAAACCGGGACAAAGGTCACGCAGTTCTCGGTAGCGACAACCGAAAAGGGCTACACCACACAGGGAGGCACTACCGTATCCGACCGCACCGAATGGCACAACATCGTACTGTGGGGAAAACTCGCAGAGATTGCCGGACAGTACCTGCATAAAGGCTCGTCCGTGTATATCGAGGGAAAGATAAGGACACGCAGCTATGACGACCGGAACGGCATAAAGCGGTATGTGACCGAAATTCACGGGGACATCATGCAGATGCTCGACCGCAGGCAGGACAACGGCCAGCCACAACCCCAGCAGAACACCTATTCGGGAGGCGGCAGCTCGCAAGGTGCAGATGATGACGATTTGCCGTTCTGATTTGTGCAAGAAAGGAGGTTTTGACGTATGAGACATGACGAAAGCAGAATACAGACGGCTTGCGTGAAGTGGTTCAGGCTTCAATATCCGCACTTCGCCTTAAACCTGTTCGCAGTACCGAACGGCGGTCAGCGTGGAAAGTTCGAGGCAAGGATAATGAAAGGCGAAGGTGTAACGGCTGGAGTTGCAGACCTGCTGTTGCTTCTTCCGTCCAAAGGCTATCACGGTCTGTGTATCGAGATGAAGACGGTGGACGGTCGGCAGCGTGACTCGCAAAAGGCTTGGCAGCAGTCGGTGGAGAATGTTGGCTACAAGTACATTTTGTGCCGCTCAATCGAGAGCTTTATAGCGCAAGTAAATGATTATTTGAGGTAAAAACTCTTTTTTTGGCTTAAAGCGTACCTAACAAGTACGCTTTATTAGTATATTTGCACGGACTAACAAATCTAACATTTCAAAAAACGACATGGAAATTTTAAGCAAGACAGACGGATTGATGCTGATAGTCGGGTATTTCCTTGCAATGGTAGGCATCATCGCATTGCTCCGAAAGAGAGAACAGACGAAATCGGAGTTTTTGGTGGCCGACCGTTCGGCATCGTGGATTTTGACAGCCTTTTCAATGGCGGCAACGTGGGTATGGGCACCGTCCATGTTCACGGCTGCGGAGAAAGCATATACGCAGGGATTGGCTGGTGTGTTTTGGTTCGTTGTGCCGAACGTTCTGACGTTGGTGCTGTTCGCATTCTTTGCAAAGAAGATGCGCAACCTCAGACCTAACGGATGGACGTTCTCGGACTACATACGGGAGAAGTACAGCAAGAGGGCGCACAACATGTTCCTGATAGAGAGTTTCGGACTTCAGGTGTGTTCAATGGCGGTGCAGCTTTTGGCCGGAGCGGCAATCTTCCACAAGATTACGGGACTGCCTTTCTTTTGGACGACCGTATTGCTCGCAGTAATACCGCTGCTCTACTCGCTTACGAACGGTATCAGAGGAAGCATCACGACCGATTTCGTGAAAATGGGCTTCATCGTGGTTGTGCTTCTCATGGGACTGCCTATCATGACATCGAACGCCGGATTTGATACGCTTGTCAATGGCTTGGGCGGCATCAGCGGCGATTTCGGCAACCTGTTAGATAAGAACGGCATCGCCGTGATGCTCTCTTTCGGAATACCGACCACGATAGGACTGCTTTCAGGAACATTCGGCGACCAGATGTTTTGGCAGCGTGTATTCTGTGTGAAGCAGGACAAAGTGAAGAATACGATGCTGCTTGCAGCTCTGATATTCGCCGTAGTGCCTGTTTCCCTGTCCATATTCGGCTTTTTCGCATCGGGGGCAGGTTTGGATATTGCCGACACGCAGCTTGTCAATGTAGGGGCTGTTATCGCCTTTACCCCGAAATGGTTTCTCTACCTGTTTTTCCTGCTTATCCTGTCAGGTCTCATCTCGACCGTGGACAGCATCATGTGCGCCGTGTCCTCAATCGCAGGGCATGACGTTTCGATGAGGATTGCAGATAAGTTCGGCAACGGAAGTCTCGGAGCGATACGCATAGGAAAGCGCATACTCAGTTCGGTGGACATCGCCCGTATCGCTATGGTGGCCGTTACGGTACTGGCTATCGTGGTTGCCAACATTCCCGGCATAACGATTACCTACCTGTTCCTGTTCTACGGTACTTTGAGAAGCTCCGTAATGCTCCCGACAATCTTTGCCATCAACGGCAGGAAGATGTCGGAACGTGGGCTGTATTACGGCATCATGGCCAGCCTGATTGTAGGTCTTCCGATTTTCGCATACGGCAACCTGCACGGCAACATTCCGCTCATCCTAACGGGCTCGCTTCTCACTATCTGCACATCGGGCATCATGGCCAGAGTGATGAAGGACAAACCGACTGTGAACAGAAACCTCAATTTGTACTAATTCAAATTTGGAACAATGAAACGATTTCTACTACTCATAGCGGCTCTGCTGGTAATGGCGACCGCAAAGGCACAGGTATATGACGGTATCACACAACCGACAAAGTACAGGGTTTGGCTCTCGTTGAGCCAGCCCTATGACGGCGGCTCGGCCACATTCAACCCGTTTGTAGGTTACAGGGTGGAGGTGGCGAAATGGTTTAACGTGACAGGCGTTGCGCAGTACAACTTCAATACACAAGCGTTCGCACCGGCAATATGGCTGAACTTCAATATCGCCGACCGCTTCTATATCCTGAACCGGAACATCTATGACTGGAAAGCCAACAAATACAGGCAGACTTTATCGGGAACGGTAAAGCTGCCTTTGGGCTTTATGGTGGATGCTACTTGGGACAACCTTTTCAACGGCGACCGCTTCTGTGACGGAGACCGATTGCAGGTCGTGGGTGGTTATGCTTACAGGTGGCTTGTGTTCAACGTGGGATATTCCATGAGGGCAATGCCAGGAGTGATAGCGAACGTCCGTTTCAAACTCACGCCTGAACTTTGGTTTCAGCTGAAATATGACGGTGGCATGGAGACTATCGGCGTGAACATAGCGTACAATTTCAACTGACAGGACATGAAACAGATAATCGGAAAGAAGCAGACATCAAGCAATGACGAGTTTGTCAAGGCTTGGAACGAGATAGAAAGCCTTGTGTCCCTGCAAGAGGCACAGGCTCTCGTGGATCATGCTGTAGCCGACATCAGGAAGCAGACGGCAGGCAAACGAGCCGGATACGCTTGGAGCGGAGGAAAGGACAGCCTTGCCCTGCAATACGTCTGTGAAAAGGCTGGTATTACAGACTGCGTTATCGGCATAGCCTCAAAACTCGAATACCCCCAATTCTTGGCTTGGATTAAAGAGAACAGCCCGAAAGGTCTTGCAGTATGGGACAACGCCAAACTTGACCTGCAATGGCTCGCAAAGCATCAGGATATGCTTTTTCCGACCGACAGCAAGAAAGCGGCACAATGGTTTCACATCATCCAGCACCGGGCACAGGCTTGGTTCTTCAAGGAGAAGCATTTGGAGGTCATCTGTCTCGGCAGGCGCACGCAGGACGGCAACTATACGGGCGGCAAGGGTCAGAACTGCTACACCGACCGCAACGGGGTCACACGCCTGTCCCCTATTGCGGATTGGAAGCACGAGGAGGTACTGGCCGTAATACACTACTTCATGGGTCGCAACATACCGCCTATCTACGATTGGAAAAACGGCTTCACGGTTGGCACGGGTGTATGGGCTGCGCGCCAATGGTGCGGCTCCGTACAGAACGGTTGGCAGGAGGTGTATGGGATTGCACCTCAAATCGTGGAGGAAGCGGCTCAATACATCGAATCAGCAAAACAATTTCTAAACGCTAAATGATATGTCAAAATCGAAAGTTACACAGGAAAGAAAGACCGTAAAGGTTACGGAACTTAAAGAGTTTCCCAACAATCCTAACATCCATCCGGAGGAACAGGTAAAGGCAATCGCCCAGAGTATGGAGACATACGGACAGTATTATCCTATCATCGTGGATGAGAAGATGCAGATACTCTGCGGACATGGTAAGAAGCTCGCACTCGAAAAGCTCGGCCGCACGGATGCGGACGTGGTTGTCATGCACGGTCTGTCCGACAAGCAGAAAATGAAGCTCGTTTTGGAGGACAACAAAATCCAATCCCTGTCCTACATCAATTTCGGCAAGGTGGAGGATATTATTCGTGAGATTGGGGAAACAGGTATCATCGGCTTCACGGATGATTACTTGGAAGCAATCATCAACGAGGTATCTACGGACAACATGGGCGTGGACTTCACGCAGCCAGCACAGAAAAAGTCCGTAGACAGCATACCGCAGGAGAAACAGGAGGAACAGACAGATGAATTTGAGGACATCGACAACGGGATGCAGCCAGCACGCACTATGGTTTGTCCTCATTGCGGAAAGGAGATTACGTTATGAGCAAGCAGCAAAAAGACCTTTTCGCCCCGTTGCGGAACTTGCAGTTCATAGACCGTGAGTTGGTCAAACCGAATGACTACAACCCTAACAAGGTGCTTGAAAAGAACCTGAAACTGCTTACGGAGAGTATTCTCAATAACGGTTTCTGTTTCCCTATCGTGATACGTCCCGACTACACTATCATAGACGGTTTCCACCGCTGGATGGTGTCCGGTCGTGAGCCGTTGAAGACATTGCTCGGAGGTAAAATCCCTGTCGTGATTGTTGCGCATGACAACGCAACGGACGACATGGCCGGAACTGTGACGTTCAACCGTGCAAGGGGTACGCACCTGCTTGAGCCTATGGAGAACATCGTCAAGAAACTTCTCGATGAGGGGCTTTCGGTGGACGAAATATCGAAGAAGCTGGGCATGAGCCGTGAGGAAATCTTCCGTCTTTCAAAAATAGACCGGGAAACATTCCTGAAGCTCGTAACACAGCGGCATCAGACATTCAGCAAGGCGACAATCATCAAACGTGGATAGCCTATGTTCCAAAAGACGTTGAATATTTCGGTCGTGGAGGCGGCGGAGCGCAGGGTTCTCGAAGCCTTCAATAACAACAAGCTCGTTGCGTTGAGCTTTTCAGGCGGCAAGGACAGTATCTGTATGGCCGACATCGTTGTCAAGACGATGCAGAAATACGGCATACCGTTCTCCCGTCTGATTGTGATATTCTTCGATGAGGAAGCGATATACCCTGACGTGGAGGAGATAGTCAAGGATTGGAGGTCTCGTTTCCTCTCTCTCGGAGCAAGGTTCTATTGGTTCTGTCTGCCTATAAAGCACTACAACTGCTGCAACAAGCTGGCGAACGATGAGAGTTTCATCTGCTGGGAGCCGGGCAAGGAAAGCGTTTGGGTGCGTCCCATGCCGAAGTTTGCCATACGCAACCACAAGGATTTCCGAATGGGCATGACCTATCAGTACTTCGGGGAAAAGATTTTCAAGAAAGTGCCGCAGATGGTAGGTCTCAGAATGGCAGAAAGCGTACAGCGCAGGACTGCCATATCGTTAAAGACGGACAAAAGCCCGTTCATCTATCCCATGTACGATTGGAAAGACAGCGATATATGGCTTTACATCAAGCTGTACGGGCTTCAAATCCCTACGACCTACATCTACCTGTACAAAGTTGGCGTAGCGTTGAATAAGCTAAGGATTTCGCAGTTCTTTTCAATCGACACTATCAAGACTTTGCCAAAGGTGCTGGAGTTCTATCCCGACCTGTACGAACGTGTCATCAGGAGAGAGCCGAACGCCGACCTCGTGATGCTGTACTGGGACACGGATATGTTCCGCAGCACGAAGCAGGACCAGAAGTTCGACCTCGACAAGGATAAGGATTACCGCATCGTGCTCAAAGAGGAGATGAAGAAAGCGAGCCAGCACCCCGACATGTATCCGGGCTACAAGGAAGCGAAGAAACTGTATGCCCGTGTAGATGAGCGCACATCATCAGCAACATGCAAGAGGCTTTACCAAATGCTTGTCGCAGGTGATCCGAAGAAAAGGACATACCGGGTAATACTCGGCGACATAATGAAAGAAAACCAGCAATTAGAGGAAAGACGTGGCAACAAATGAGACAATACAGGAACGCATAGCCAAAGACAAGGAGGTTGTGCTTGATGCCCTGAACAAGAGTTCCGGCATCGTTGCTTCTGCCTGCAAGGCTGCTGGCATATCCCGTTTCACTTTCTACAAGTGGCTAAAGGAGGACAGCGACTTTGCCGAAAAGGTAGAGGACATCAAGGAACTGCAAAAGGACTTTGCGGAAGCCCTTATCCTGAAGAAGATGAAAGAGGGCGACACCACGATGATAATCTTCTACGCCAAAACGCAGATGAAAGACCGTGGTTACAGCGAGCGTGTAGAGCATACGGGGGCAAACGGCGAACCGTTGCTGAAAGCCGCCGAAATTGATTTGAGCAAGCTCACGGATGAACAGAGGAAAGTCCTGCTAACTATCGGGGAACAGGTGCTGAATGATACGGAACATTGATTATACGGCATTAGGAATACAAGTCGTTGCAGATGAGTGCCGGAAGAGTTTTTTCTACTTCGTGAAGATGTTTTGGGACGTTATCATATCGGAAAAACCCATTTACAACTGGCACATACCCTATCTGTGCGATGAGTTGCAGAAGCTCTCGGTATCAATCATAAACCGAGAGCCGAAGCCTTATGACCTTATCATCAATATTCCTCCGGGGACAACAAAATCGACAATCGTCACAATCATGTTCCCGGTATGGCTATGGATTAACGACCCCACATTGAGGGCTATTACAAACTCGTATTCGGGTGGTCTGTCAATAGAGCACGCAACGAAGTCAAAGGACATCATTCAGAGCGACAAGTTCCGTAAGTTGTTTCCTGAAATCATACTGAGACGTGACAAACAGGGAAAGCAGCACTACGAGAACACGCAGGGAGGCTTCCGTTATGCCACATCAACAGGTGCGACCATTACAGGCTTCCATGCCCACGTGATAATCAACGACGACCCGCAGAACCCGAAACAGGCCGACAGCGAGCCGTTGAGATTACAGGCTAACGAGCATGTGAAAACGCTGTCCTCACGAAAGGTAAACAAGGAAAACACCCCGATGATTACCGTCATGCAACGTCTGCATGAGGAAGACGTTACGGGCTACCTGCTGAAACGCAAGGGCGAAAAGATACGGCATGTGTGTCTGCCAGCCGAACTATCGGACATGGTAAAGCCCGTTGAACTTCGGGACAAATACGTGGACGGGCTTCTCGACCCTGTCCGGCTCAACAGGTCAGTTCTGGAGGAAGCGAAAATAGACCTCGGAAGTCTCGGCTATGCCGGACAATATGAACAGTCCCCGATTGTGGACGGCGGTAACATTGTCAAGGATGAGTGGTTTCGCAGGATATCGTACTCTGACTTCATGGCTTTGCGGTTTCGGGAAACGATACATTTCTATCTCGATACCGCCTACAACAAGAAGCAGAGGACGGACAACGACCCGAGCGGCATTTTGGCTGCTTGCAGGATTAAAAACAGCGTATATCTCGTGGATGCGCAAAAGGTGTGGAAAGAGATGCCGGATTTGTTGCGCTTTCTTCCGGAGTATATGGCATCGCACGGGGCAACAGGAGAGAGCAAGTTGCATATCGAGCCAAAGGCGAACGGTATCAGCGTTGTTCAGATGCTAAAGGAAATATCAACGCTCAATGTCAAGGAAACGCCCACGCCTGACGACAGCAAGGAGGTCAGGCTGCGTGTGGTTTCCCCTCGCATAGAGTGCGGCAGGGTGTACATCGTGGAGGGCAGCTGGAATGAGGAGTTCCTGAAAGAGGTGTGCGGTTTCCCGACCCAGCCGCACGATGAGTACGTGGATATTCTCGGATATGCGATAAACGACCTTTTGAACGATGATGACGACATAGACTATGACGCACTCGGCAAAGGTACATTTGGATTGTAAACAATTAAAATAAAACAAGTTATGAATTACTTTAATGTATTTCGGAATTACGTCAATCAGCTCGTGGGACGTAATCAGGAGTTCGAGAAGCTGTTGCAAGCCAAAGACATCGGTGCTGTCATAGACTCGATGAGCAACAGGAGCGAGCTTATCCTTGACGCTATCAAGGACTATGACACGTTCTCGCATCAGATAATGAAGCGAGAGGACAAAATCATCACGGACAAAAACGGCAAGTTCTTGCGGAAAGAGCCTGTGTGGAAACTGCCTGTACCGTACCCCGTGTACATCAACGAAATCTCGCTTGTGTTCCTGTACGGTCGCCCCGTGAAATGGTCTCAACTGTCAGAAAATACGGACAGGTCTTTCAACAAGTATATGGACGTTATCAAGAATACGCATTTCAACAGCAAGATACGTCAATGCAAGCGCATAGCCGGAGCGGAAACGGAAAGCGCAATGCTGTTCCGTGTGTTCAGGGACGATGAGGGCAATCCTGACGTACAGATACGTGTTCTCGCAAAGAGCAAGGGAGACGACCTGTATGTGCGCTGGGACCAGTTCGAGAACATCATTTCCATAGGCTGGGGCTACTACGTCAAGGCAAACGACAAGGTGGAGTATCATTTCGACATCTATACCCCGAACACCATCTACAAATGCGTCCGTGGCGGTCTCGGCTGGGAGGTGGAGGAAGAAGAAAACCTCGTTGGGAAAATTCCCATTATCCTGTTCCAGCAGAAAAAGGAATGGGCAGGCGTTGAACCTCTGATACACCGTGAGGAGTACATCGCCAGCCGCTCGGCTGATACAAACGACTACTTTGCCGACCCTATCGCCATCATGGATGCGGAAGTGGTCAAAAATCTGCCTGAAAAGAAAGATGCCAACAAGCTGCTCATCACGAAAGGTCAGGACGGTGTGGATAAGGCAGCAAAGTACCTTACATGGGACAACGCTCCGCAATCGAAGAAAGACGAAATCGAATGGCTGCAAGACCAAATCTATTCCAAGACGTTCACGCCGAAGATAAGTCTCGACACGATGAAAAGCATTTCGCAACTTTCGGCAAAGGCGTTGCGCACGGTAATGCTGCTTGCCGACATCAAGGCTTCAAAGCATAAGGAGATACACGATGAACTGCTGGACAGGACGGCCAGCCTGATAACAGCCATTATCGGCAACGTGCTTGACATCTCCCTGAAAGAGGAATGTTCCAGACTGCAGATCGGGCATGAGTTCCAAGAGCCGTTCGGAGAGGACATCACGGAATGCATCTCGAACATAGTCAAGATGTACGATGCCGGACTTATCAGCCAGGAGGGCGCAGTCGAACTCAATCCGCTGGTCAAAGACCATGCGAAAGAGTTGCAGCGTATCGAAAAGGAGAAAGAGGAACGACAGAAAGCAAATGCGGATTTGTTCGGGAACAGGACAGAGGAAGAAGTATTACCAACTGCTGAATAACTGATTTATGGCTACTGAAACAGGGAAAAAGGAATATCTCGCACTTCTCAACCGTACGGAGGGATATGCGGAACAGGTAAGGAAATTGTTTGCCGGAGCGGTAAACGATATTCTTGCCTTAACGTCCTCTGTACCGTATTTGGACGAGGGAGAGGTATTCCGCTATTCCGAACAGAAGAAAATCGCAAAGAAAGTCTCGGATAGGCTCAGAAACCTACATTCCGCAGTCTATGCCGCAATCAAGAACGACATCGCTCTTGAATGGGACGAAGCCAACACCGCTTGCGATGAGCTTGCCGCTTCCTGTTTCGGTAAGGAGATACTTTCAGACAAGCGTTTCGCTGGCTGGTTCGAGCGCAACACGGAGGCTATGGAGGCTTTCATCAGCCGGAGCGAAGCCGGGCTTAACCTGTCAGACCGCATTTGGCAACCCGTGAAGCAGTTGCGTTCCGAAATGGAGCTTGCCATGACCGTGGCCATAGGTGACGGCGACAGCGCATCCCAAATATCAAGATACGTGCGCCAATACCTGAACAATCCCGACAAGCTGTTCCGCAGGATACGTGATGAGAAAGGCAACCTGAAACTGTCAAAAGCGGCAAAGGCATACCACCCGGGACAGGGCGTTTACCGCTCGTCCGCAAAGAACGCCATGCGCATTGCCCGGACAGAAACCAACATCGCATACCGCAGGGCTGACAACACACGCTGGCAACAGATGGACTTCGTGATTGGTCAGGAAATAAACCTGTCACGCAACCACCCTGTGACCGATATCTGTGACACGCTGGCCGGAAGATACCCGAAGAACTTTGTCTTTGACGGGTGGCATCCGCAATGCTTCTGCTATGTAGTACCCATATTGCTGTCCGAAAAGGATATGATGGCCTTGCAGCAGGCGAAACTGAACGGAGAGGATTACGACATTTCGGGGAAAGTCATTACCGACATGCCCGGAAACTTCAAGTCATGGGCGATAGACAATGCGGAGCGCATAGAAAAGGCGAAAGAACGTGGTACGCTGCCTTATTTCATCAGGAACAATAAGAAGACCGTAGACAGGATTATCAATCCCCCTACGGCTTTGGAAACAGCCAAAGAACGCCATGCGGCAAGAACGCCCGAACAGATACAGGACATCAAGCGGCGTTGGACTTTGCGCAATGCAGAGATCCGGCACGCCAACAGAACGCCGGAACAGGAAGCGGCCATACGCAAGGCATGGAACGAGCGCAGGGCTACACGCAAGTACGGCCAGAGCATTCTGTCCTACATGGGCGGTATCTCGGACGTTGATACATCCGCATTACAGAAAGCACTCAACGGCGGCAACCTTGATACGATACTCAAAGAAGCTCGCAAGCTGAAAGCGGTCGGCAAGGAAATCCTCTCCTACTCATACCTCGACAATCCTATGCAGGTAGCACGTCAGTTCTCCATGTCGGAGGCAAAGGCGGTCAATGAGGCCGTGCAGAAGAAGCTGGAGGGCTGGGCTGGTCTCTCTTTGGAGAAACAGAAGTCCAAACTGTCATTCGAGATTGACTGGGTGCAGAAGCATCAAAAATACTCCACATGGGAGGTGGCGCAGAACGCCTACAAGAAACAGCTTGAAAAGGTGTCGGATGCCCTCGACTGGGAGAACATCGGCAACGAGTTCAAGAGCATCAGCAGCTTCAAAACGAAGTCGCAGCCGTATCTTGACCTCGTGGCGAAATTGCAGGATGCCATATCCGGCAAGGACAAGGCTGCGGCACAGCAGACGATACTCGACATAAAGAAGAAGCGTGAACAGCTTGACAAAGCGGCTGCACAACGGAACGCCAAAAAGCTATTCGGAAAAGGTCAATCAACAACCTTTGACGAGAGTGCATATACCAAAGAACGAAAGGATAAGGCTATATGGTGTAAGACATCCAGCAGTTCTGTAAACAAGTTCAAGAGCAAGGCGGATGAGATATACAATGCAGCTTCAAAAGATGAACAGGATGCGGCTTGGAGATATACTTCGGGAAGTGGATATGTAAACAGGCCGTTGAGAGGATATGACGGTGCATGGGGCAAATCCAACTTCAAGGGTATAGGGAACGTGCCTCTTGATAATGAAAGCCCGTTAGCACCTAAAGACATCGACAGCCTGACCAGCCTTATCAACAAATCGACATACGATAAGGATATTTGGCTACAGCGTGGAGTTGATGATGAGGGATTAGCCGGATTCCTGCAACTTGCATCGTTGGACGAAAGCAGCCTGAATGCCCTTGTAGGTCAAAGCATCACAGATACTGCGTTTATGAGTTGCGGAGCTGCAAAAGGAACAGGATTTGGCGGTAATATAATAAACATCTACTGCCCGAAAGGTACGAAGATGCTCTATATTGACGGACGTTCAGCCTATGCTTCAGAGAACGAGATGCTGATACAAAGAAATACCCGATTCCGCATCACAAAGGTTGAGAAATCGGGCTGGAGATACTTTATAGACGTTGAAGTGGTAGGCCAGATTTAAGCAAGATACTGTTCCTTATAGAATTTCTTGAACTCGTCAGGAGACCCCTCCAACCAATAAAGGAAACGGTTATAAAGCATGGCTTTGAGAGTTGTAGGCACATCGTCCCTGCTCTCAAAGTCCAGCAGGCCGTCTTTCACATACTCGTCCCTGTATTCTATGAGGGTTTGGCTCTCATCAAGGAACATGTCAAGCCAATTCTTTTCATATTCCCAAAACAGGGCTTTGTTGCCATCTTTATAAGGGTTTTCCTTTTCGCCCTTGTAATATCTGCATGAAGTCAATAGTTCATCTCGTTTGCTCATAGCTCGCTGTAAAATTGGTTTATAACGCTTTTCATCTCATCAGGAAGATACGACATCGCAATGTCTTTCAGGTATCCGGGAACACCGTACATCGCTTCCGCAATGCCGCCCGTAATCGCCCCTATCGTATCGCTGTCACCGCCGACTATCATTGCGTTTCTTATCGCTTCCTCGAAGCAGGTGCTGTTCAGAACGCATGATACCGACACAGGGACTGCATTCATGCAGGTTTCGTTGAACGGATTGGAGAACGGTACGAATTTCGGGATCGAGCCGTATTCCCTCTTGACGTGGGATTTCATCTCGGCTCTGGTATATCCTTTCCGCATCATCCATACGCACATGGCCGTAACCTGCGCGCCTCTGATGCCCTCCGGATGGTCGTGGGTTATCTCGGCCGAAGCCTGTGCCTCTTTAAGAACGTCCCCGAACTCACTATCAAAATACAGCCCTATGGGGCTTACACGCATCGCAGAGCCGTTCCCGAAACTGTAATAGGGTTGTGGATCATCAGAGCGTACCCATTGGGCGAATGAGCCGCCGTACCCACCCATAGGATGGGGATATTTGCGGCACCATTCGTGAACGCTGTCCCTGTAACTTCTGCCTTTCAGGATTGCATCGGCAACGGCAACGGTACAGATTGTATCATCGGTAAATGAACACTCTTTCGTGAACAGGTTGAAATTCTTGCTTTTTACGTTGTTGAACTCGAAACGTGAGCCTACAATATCGCCTATAATCGCTCCTAACATGGTTATATCTATTTGATTGCGTTGAATGTTACTACAAAGGTACGGATTTTCTATCAGGTACTGGTCTCAATAGCTGAAAAACTGCTGAGGTCTCGGCCCTCTGTTGGTATGTTTCCTGATAAGTTCCCCGATGCGTATAATGCACTTCCTATTCTCGTACGGCTTTTCCGTGAGGTCGTATTTGTTCGTCAATGACTTGTAGCTTATACCCACCTGTGAGGTGCTGAAAACCTCGTAAATGGCGGCCTGTGAGCCGAAATAGAAGTGCTGCTTTCCGTCTATCGGCTCTTTCATCTCGACATGGTATATTTTACTCATCTTCTTCCTCCTTTCTTACTATTACCAGCTTGCTGCCCTCCGGCATCCTGAACGCCTTGTTGAACAGCTTTTGACATCTGCGTGGCGGATTTATCCAGCTTCTATGATTCTCTTGAAACATTATACAAAATCCCATTGAGGAACTACACCCAAGCCGTGAGCTGAGATAGGAGTTGCCATCGCTGAAGAACGGGCAAGTACCGCAGCTCCCGGGCTTGTCGTAGAATATTTTTCCATTGATTGTTACCATTTTTCGGAATATTTTACCGTTAATTGTTGCCCTTACTCCATTCCCTTTAATTGTTCAACTGTCACAGGTATTACCCTCGCACACGCATAGAAAGCATTTGATGTTAGCTGACGTTGCCAGGCTTTGAAGCGTGGAGACCATCGGAAGCCGTTATGCTTCAGTTTGGATATTGTTCCCTGATCCGGCTTTTCATCGAACAGGATTTGAAGCCTGTCCTCAGAATAGTTCTTTACCACCGTGCCGCCGTCAAATGCCATTTCTGCGTCATCCTTGCCCCTCATTTCGCTTTCTTTCTTGATTGAAGCCTGCACTACCTCCGACAGATTCCAAAACTTGTGACGGGCTGTAAATATCGGTTTCGGCAATGTCCCGTTTAATTCCTTGATGTAGTCGGTGGCTTTCTGTATCAAATCAGCCTTTCCGTTGTTGGCGATACGCTCCAGCTTGCCGTACAGGCTCGATACAAACAAGGGGCGATAACTGTATTTGTTTTCGCCTGTGTCAATTGCTTTCAGAGTGGCGGCAATGTCTTCAATATCACGTTTCAGTCGCAGCCATTCTTCCGCTTGCTTCTGTTCCTCCGGTTTGGCATCCTCCATGCGTTTGTTGATAGCCTTAACCGCCCTCTTGCGCCACTCCTCAAACTCATTTACGGCATTGTCATAGGCATTGTTCGCCTTGTTGTTCCTTGAAGTCGGGAAACGTGCTGGCCCGGTTATCATCGGACTGAGTATCCGGGAATGTCTCTCAAACAGGGTACGCACCCACTCACGGAACTTGGCGGCGTATCGCTCCCGTTCCTCGTTCGGTATCAGCTTCAGGTCGCTTTGCAGGGTATCTTCGTATGAGTGTATGTAGTACCTCGCACGTTCCTCCGGGCTGTGGCTGGTGCCGTCAAAGGCTCTTACCGCCAAATCCCACATATCCTCGAAGTTCTCGCCATACTTCCACGATACCACCACCCATTTGCTCATTTCGGCATCCGTATCGCCTACTATGGTATCTCCTGCGATGTGCGCACGCTGGCTTCCGAAGAAGTTGCGGCTTACCTCGTGTTCCCGGAACTTGAAATCCAATACAGGTGCATCCGGATTGCCAGCCTGTCTTACCGTTGCTGCTCTGTGGCAGTTCTTCTTGCTCAAAATCGTTGTTTCCATAAAAATATCGGTTGCGTTGAATTGTTTGTTATTACTCGTTTACCAGTTCGCAGTTCTGACCCACCCAAAGCATGGCATCCTGTCCTTTGTAGGTAAAATCGAAAGCCTTATTCTGTTTGTTGTACCAGCCCTCCAGCACCTCGCCCTCTTTGAGACCTCTAATCTCGTTCAGGCTGTATTTGCCGAAGCTTGTCTGGACTTTCACGACAGCCTTTCTCCGTTCCTGAACTTGCAGTATGTGGACGGCATAGCACATCATCATCTTGTCCTCCACCGTACCCATGTTGAAAATCCGCCCTACATAGTGGTTACGGGCTTTGTCAGGGGTTAAATTTATCGGGGTAATAAATTCGTCTAACTCGCCGTTGTCAGCTCTTAAAAAGACCTGTACCGTTGTCCGTATCATAATCTTGCCCATTCCTCAAATGTTCTGTAATATCCGGTTCTGATGAAAAGCATATCGCCCGACCCGTCACCCCACCAATCATTGCAATGGGATATGTATCTGCCCACCTGATTGTTGCAGGCCGGGCACAGTTTCTTGTATATCGACTTGAACATTGCCGCTACTACACGACCTTTGAAATGTCCGGCAAGGTGTGCATCATTGGTACAGTAGCCATACATTGCAACCGTTTCCACATTGCCGCCCTCGTCCAAGAACTCCATATCCGCATCACCCCATCCGCCCTCATTGATAGTATCTTTAAGGAGCTGTTTTTCGTCATCGGTAAGTACCGAAACTATCTGTTCTACTTGCTGAATTGTTGCTTCCATATACGTTTTTATTTGCTGGTTAATAATTAGCTATTCGTTGTTTGGTATTTGCTACAAAGGTCTTGTTTGAGCCTTTGAGATTGATTTCTCCGAGGTTTTCCCAATCTCCATTTGCCCACGTCTTTGTGATGCAAGAACCTGCATATTTATCGAGATTGGCTTTGATAAGTTTCTTTGCCGGAGCGAGTGAGTAGAACGTCACCGACTTAACCATTTCCGTAACCTCTACTTCTTCCCATTTACGGGTCTCTTTATTGAAACGCTCATCCTTGTAGGTGTGGGCAACAGGTTCGTTGAAATAGACTGAATACTGTTTCATGGCTCTAATTTTTACTTTTTCAAAATCTCGTTAATCAATTCCCTGTCATCATACCAAAGGTTGAAGCCTCTGGTAACTTTCCGGCGTATGTACTCCCGATCTCCCAGCATCTCGATAGCCTTTTCCCTCAAATCGGATGCGCTCCATTTCTCTGCCTGTGCGATGAGAAAGTCTGCGAGCCTGTCCTTTTCCTGATGGAGTTCTCTCGCACGTACCGTCTGCTTCACTATCTCCGCAAGGAGTTTCTTTTCATGCACCCAAGCCTTGCAGAAGTCGTCTTTGTCAAGGTCGGTACTCATATACATCTCGTGGATTTGGATAAACTCATCATCCTGTGGAGTGTACCCGGTGCGGTCTGTAAATTCTTTCTGTGTCATATCGGTTGCGTTCTTGAATTATTCTTCGGTTTCCTGTTCTGAAAAGCTGCCATAACGGATGCCTCCGTATGTATATCCGTTGTCATGGGACAAATACACCTTTGCATCTTCATCGTATTCAGAAAGAATTTCGATGAGTTCCTTTACAGTCATCGTGTTTCTGACCTGTTCAGGAGAGTAACCCTCTCTTGATGCTTCGATAATTACGTTTGTTGCCATATCGTTTTCCTCCAAATTTATTAGTTGTTTTTTATCTTGTCGGCGTACTTATTAAGTATGTCTGACGGGACAAAAGTATGGGTTTTATTTAATACAGGCAAACTTTTCAGCAAAAATCTTCAAAGAAATTTTCGTGCAATCACTTGAAAAACAGCGTAAAAGCGTGTATGCCCGTGAGTTGGACTGGATAAAAATTTTCATGGAAAAATATATTAAAAACGTACTTATTAAGTACGTTTTCGGGATTTATGGCTATATTTGCGCTGTAATATGACAATTCAAAGGATACTCAGAGTATGAAAAAGAAGTTATTGACGCTCCTGACCAGCAAATGCAAGGACATGGGGCTTACGGAAAAGGCACTCGGCGAACTCGTTGAATTGGGTTCGGAGGGTCTTGCCGACGATGCTTCCGATGAGGACATCGCAAAGAAAGTGGATTCTCTCGTGCCATTTGCAAAGGCTATGCAGGCGGAGATAACGAGGAAGACACAGAAAAAGCAATCAACCACGAAGCAATCTACCGAAGACGGAGATGGTGACGGTGAGGGCGAAGAAAAGGGCAACGAGAACGTGCCGGAATGGTTCAAATCGGAGATGAAGAAGCGTGACGAACAAATCGCCAATCTCGTAAAAGAGAACGAGAACCTCAAAGCTGCCGAGTCGAAGAAGAGCCGTGCGGAACAAATCGCTGCCAAAGCCAAGTCTCTGAACATTCCCGATTTCCTTATGGAGAATTTCAGTATCGCAGATGATGCTGACATCGACAAAGTTCTGACGGAGTTTGCTCAGAAGCTGGTAAACAACAAACTCATGCCGAAAGACACGGCACTTGAGTTGAGCGGCACGGAGGAAGCCATGAAGAATGAAGCCAAATCTTGGGCTGAGTCTCTGCCTGACAAATGATTGTTTAACCTCTAAAAAATTCAAGCAATGGCTATCGAATTTAAGAAACAGGCCTTTTCAGGCAAAACCCCTGTCATTTGGCGTGGGGAATGCAAAATCCTGCCTGGCGGTTTCAAGCCTAAACAGACATTCCCTGTCGGGACTGTACTGCGTAGGGGTCTTCCTATTCAGGTAGATTTTGATGAGATGAGCGCAGGCGTGGTAAAGATTGCAAAGGTTCTTGACGGCGGTACGACCACCGAAGCACGTGTAAGCAAAGGGCATCTTTTTGCCATTGGCGACAAGGTGCAGAAGCTGGGAACTACCACTTCAACGACCGTAAGCAAAATCGACACTTCCAATGCCGACTACGATGTACTCACTTTCGCAGCGGCCATAACCGGGCTTGCTGCCGGGGACAGCATTCAGGAAAGTGACGGAGAAAGCAGCGCAAAGCCGCTCTACACTCCGAACATGGTTATCGGTGCTGACCTTGAGTTCAAGGGGACGGGCATCCCTACCATTGACGCAGCGTATGAGGCTGTTGTTCTCTACAACAACGTGAATTACCCCATCCCTGCCGACTGGCTTCAGGGGGTAACTCTTAAGTCTAACCCGAACATTCTGTTCATAAAACAGTAGTATCGCTATGCCACAGTTTCAGTATAGTTCAATTTTCGGCGAACTGACGAAGAACGTACAGATTCGCTTTGATGCTGCCTCTGAACTCCGCAAGCGGCTGTTCGACCAAGTGATTTTCGAGAAATACCTTGATTGGGACACCCCGACCATCGGTCTCGACTTCGAGGAAATCATCGGACAGTACAACATTACCGTTGCCGCACCGACTATCGGCGACAGTTCAAAGGAAGCCATTTTGGGCACGGAGGGGCTGGAAACTCTTAAGGAGAAAATCATAAACCACGCCGTTACCCTGCCTATGACCATTCAGGATTACAGAAAGGTTCTGCAAATCCTTGACAGCAAGTCTCTGCCGGACAGACAGAAGAAACAGCAGCTCATCGACCTTATGTGGGGCAACGTAAAAACGCCTGTAAACAGCGTACTCGCAAAGCTCGACATGATTTTCTTGGGCGCACTCTCGAATGAGGGCGTATTCACTCTTGATGAGACTACCAACCCGGAGGGAGGTGTGCGTGGATCAATCAACTTCAATCAGCCTGCGGAGAACATCGCAAGTTCAACCAAAGCATGGACAGGCGGGAACAAGGATACCGTGGACTGCTTCGAGGACATTCAGTCGGTTATTGACGCTGCACAGGACAAGGTCGTTTTCGGCAAGGTACTGTGCGCTCCGTCTCTCATCTCCTACATGTGCCGCTCAAAGAAGATGAAGCAGATGATTTGGGGAACGGACAAATCGTCCCGTATGGTACAGTTGAAAGACATCAACGAGTACATGCAGACCAACAGCTATCCTGTATTCGAGCCTATCCGTAGGCAGATTAGAGTACAGAACGGCACGCAGCGTACCCCGTATACCCCTTGGAACGCCAAGAATATGGTGTTCATTCCTGACGGCAAGCTGGGTATCGTCAAGAACGCCTATGCCAACAGCGAGTTGAGACAGGAGCCGGGCGTTGCCTACTCCAACTATGGACGTATCCGTGTGTCACAGTGGGGCGCAGGAGAGACACAGGGCTCGAACGGCGTAGAGTTTACCAAAGCGGAAGCATTCGCTTTGCCTGTGATTACGGAGATGAACGGTATCTACACCCTCAAAACGCAGTCATAGTCATGGATAATCTGAAAGCATTGAGAGGTCTTTGCAACGCCATCTGCAACACGTTCTATCCCGACCGTGCAGCAATGGAGATGATGCTTTTCAATGAGGGCATAGAAAGCGATGCGGAAGCCTCTCCGAAAGATGAAAAACTCTTTCGGGTGGCAATACGCTTGGTCAGGGGCTATGTGGAGAGCAGCCGGACTGAGAACGGCGTTTCCACCTCTGTACGTGAGGATGCAATCAACGAGAACATCAAGCTGTGGTGCAAGGATTACGGTCTCGATGCTGATGATTACCTGATTTCGGTAAAGACGATAGAGGACGGTTCTAACTTGTGGTAACTACCTTATGAGAACTAACGGTTTCCTGAAATACGAGATAGTCAAGGAGGTTGCAGACTTCAACGAATACGGAGAGCCCGACACGGAAGCTGCCGTAGAGTGGAGCGAGCCTGTACCCTGTTCCATAAAGACGAACAGCGACAACCGCAAGGGGAAATACGAGGACGGAGAGTTCCGTGTAGCCTCTTTTGTGGTGCTGATTGAGGAACAGGACAAATTCAGCTCCAGCCGTATCTATTTGGAGCGATCAGGAGAAGCCCTCGGCGAATACCGTATTCAGGCTACCGAAGCACTCGAAACGGTAGGAAGAATACAAATCACGGTGTAAAATGGCAAGGACGGCGATAACCATACACGGAAAGAACACCATCCTTGGTATCGTAAAGAATATCAAGGCAAAGACCGACAGCCTGAAAGAGCGTTGTGTGGAGACTTTCTGCTATGTGGGCGAACGTTGCATAACGGAAGCACGCAAGGCCGGAGAATACAACGACATCACAGGCAATCTGCGCAGCTCTATCGGCTACGTGGTGCTGGTCAATGGTAAGGCTTTCCAATATGGGAAGCCGAAGACATACCGGGGAAACCAAAAGGTCAGGAACTCCAAAGGCCGTCTCGTGAAAAGCCGGGGCGACAACGGGGTCAAGGAGGGACAGGCTTTGCTCGACAGGCTTGCTGATGAATACTCCGCAAGATATGCGCAGGGCATTGTCCTGATTGTGGCCGCTGGTATGAAATACGCCGTGTATGTGGAGGAACTGCATAACCTGAACGTGCTTTCGTCTGCCGAACTGCTTGCCGATGAGCTGGTGCCACGTCTTTTACTTCAACTCGGCTTCAAGAAAACCTGATGAGTATGGCGACAAAAACTGAAAAGCGCATAGAACGGGACTTTTACGAGTTCGTGACCAAAAGCGAGCTTGCAAAGGCGGTTTCGGGAAAGGTATACCGCAAAGGCATGAGACCGCCCGAGTCGGACAAGGAGGACATCGTTGTCAAGTTCCTGTCCGGAGTGGACGAACAGGTGCAGAGCGGTATCGTGGTACTGAACATCTATGTACCGGACATATCCATACGCAACAGGGGCGCAAAGGTGGAGAACATCAAGCGCATAGACGAGCTGGAGGAACTTGCCGTATCGTTCATCGAGGAAAACGACAGCAACGAATACGACTTGGAGAAAGACGGAACGCCGAAGTCATTGGAAGCGGAGGG